TAATACATAATTCTTCTCATATCGTTTAGATATTGTTGAAGATAACCTTTCTTTAAAATATAAATTGATCTTTTCTTATTATTTTTAAGAACTTCGTATTCATAATTACTGATGCCAACAACAGGATTTAATGTTGCTCTATAATCATCTGGATCTCTAATTGAAAAATTATAGTCAACAACATTACCTGCTGGTAAAATTAAACGACCTTTTGAATCTTTAACTTCTCTAGTCTCATAATGATGTACTGCATTTAATTGAGTACCGTAAATTTCTTCTGCATAATTGTAAATATCTCTATCAGATAAAGGCCATTCATCTCTTACATTTACAATACCAGCAGTTAATAGAACCACCCAATCTAAATCTGCTTTACCATAAAGTTCTTCTGCAACAGTATCGGGTCTTGCTCCATCCTGAATTTGATACTTATTAAAGAGTGTAAAAACATTTTGTAAATCGTCACGAAGTTTGATTCTACGAAATAAATTCTTGGCACGAACATATGCATCAGAAGAATTTCTGCCTACAAAAGGTGATTGATATTCTAAGTCTGGTAGTTCTCTAAAGTATCCCATTAGTATCCTACTCCAATATCATTCGAATCATCATAATCACTAAAGTAAACTGGATTTAATTCTTGAAATGATAGTGTAAGTTTCATATGAACAGGTGTTGCATCTTCATAAGTTGCATAAGCACCAGATACAGTATAATCAACTGCCATATTTGTCAATGCACATGGTTTGAATGAATTTAAGAATGGATGTTTTCCATTACCACTTCTATATTCAAGTTGAAATATGTTTGGAGAATCAATAAACAATCCAGCACCAGCACCAGTTGATGTTTTTGCAGCCATTGATTTTTTAAATGCTCTTATAATACTTTTAACGGATTTTGATTCCACATCATCTCTTGGTGACATATTAAATGTAAAATTAAATGATCTTAATTGTACTCCCTTAAAGAGTAGTTCCATATTTGGATTCAGAATTTTACCGTCTGATCTGGAAAGAAGACTTTCTACACTCACATTTGCTCCTAGACTATTGACTGCCTGTGCTGCAAAATAATTAGTAACTAAATTTTGCCCATTTCCACTGGTAGCAACATTTTTTATTGCTGATGTAAAATTTGTTATTGCATTTTTAGGATCTCCTTCTATAATCTCTTTTGCTCCACCAACTAGTGCTGCAGAAATGGGATTTAAACTATCATCACCCCAATCAACCATATTAGTATCACTAATTCCTTGTGGCATGGGAAGAAGAATTTGATATAAGGAATTCGTTAAATTTCCACTATCCGCCAGTGCCTGAGTGGAAGTTCTCTGAACAAGATTTGATAGATTGGTACTTACACTTGGAGGTACATAATTGACGATAAGAATCTGCAGAAAATCATCAGACTCAGTTATTCTTTTTGCTGGATATCTGAAACATTCTGCCATTTGAATTTTCTAACTATTTAGACTATGTTGACATCTTTTTCATATATGGTACATCATGGAGATAATCAAATTCTTCACCTCTTTGAACTCTATGGAATGAACTTCCAACTCCTTCCCAAACATAATTTCTATGATCTGACCAATGTACATTATATCCCCTAAATCCTGATAAATCGATTGATTCAACCATCAATAATGGATGTTGATCGTATAAAATTCCTGGTGTTTTTGCAGTATAAACAAAAGTGTATATATTTCCTGGTCTTGGATATTTTTCGGTGTCGTCAAATATTTTTTGAATAATTGACATAATTTCATCTTCACTATCAATTCCTTGTAAAATTGCCTCTTCCAGCATTTGAATTCTATTTAATTTTTTAGTAGGTACTTCTAATTGCTCTAAAGTTTCTGAAGTCTGCTCTTCTTGTATGGGTTTTTGTTGTTGCTCAGAAAGTTTTTCTCTCTGACTTGTGAGAAGAGGTTTAATTTTTCCTTTTGGAATTTTACTTACTTTTCTTGCCATTACTTAATACCTAAGTGCTCTTCGGTAAACACCCTGAACTCCCATTGTCTATCTTTACAGAACTCTTCTGCGGCTTTCCATTTTGCCTGATTCTTTGCATACTCAACCACTTCATAGATATATCCTTTCGTCTTTCTTTTTTGTGGTATTGGTTCTACTGTTTGTTTCTTAGGTTTAATTTCGATAATGCATTTTTTAATTTGACCACTACTTTCCTTTACTTTGATATAAAAATCTGGAAAGTATTTGTGTATTCTGTTGTCAATGGGTGATCGGTAAGGCAATGCAAAAATTTCACTTCCCCATTCAAGAATATTTTCATTAAGATCGCAATATTTCATGAATTTGCGTTCCCATAAGGATCTGTATATAATATTAGTTGGATCACCTTTGTATTTTTTAGGATTATCTGGTTGATATTTTCCTTTATACGACATCTAAATACAGTACATAAGACCTTAAGAGTATTTAGAGTGTCCATAGCACGTCCTCGCAAGATATCTCAGATTAAACCACTCTTTGGAAATCTTGCACAAACCAGTCACTATCAAGTTTACTTTGGTGGATTATCAAGACCTCTTCAAAGTTATTTGACTTTGAGAGGTGTTAGTTCAAGATTCGTTGCAGAAAGTGCTGGATTATTGTGTTCTTCCGCATCATTGCCAGGCAGTTCTCTTGGAACTGCGGATATTGTTGGTGATGTTACGGGAGTCGCCGAAAAGATGGCGCATACTAGAATTTTTACGGCAATTGATTTAACATTTTATGTTGATAAGGAATATAGAATGTTAAAATTTTTGGAGCACTGGATAGAATTTATTGCCAGCGGATCTGGAGTAAATGCTGGTAGAGAGGGATATTTTTTCCGAATGAAATATCCGATAGATTATAAGACAAATACTACTAAAATTTTAAAGTTTGATCGGGACTATAGAAATGAAATTGAATATAATTTCTTTGGATTATTTCCGACCGCAATATATTCTCCATCAATCGCATATTCAGATTCTCAAGTATTAACCGTAACCGCATCATTTAGTTATGAAAGGTATGTTTGTGGTTCTATAAGAAGTGTGGATATAAATTCTGCTAAGGATAATAATAAACAACCACAAAATACAACTCAAGCAAATACCAGTGGAAATTCTCAAGATAGACTTGCAACCGGAAGAGATGAAATGTTATGGAGAAATCGAAATGAAGGTACTGGAAGATTGGATGATCCAAGACCAAGAGGAATTGCTGACCAAAGTGCTAGAAACAGTGGATGGTTTTCTTTTGGTGATGGTGGTGGAGGATCTTCTGCACAGGAGAGTGGAATCACCGGAACAAGTGGAAATTTTGGAATAATTTCTTCAGGTAATGAATCTAATGAATCCTAAATAAAAGCATCTGAATTCTATAGGATATTATGCCTTTACCAAAGATTGCGACTCCAATTTATGAGTTGGAAATTCCCTCATTAAAGAAAAAGATTAGATATAGACCATTTTTAGTTAAAGAAGAAAAGATTCTCATCATTGCAATGGAGAGTGAGGATAGTAAGCAAATTGCAAATGCAGTTAAGACAGTAATTTCTAACTGCATTTTAAGTAAAGGAATTAAGATTGATGATCTTGCCACATTTGACATTGAGTATTTGTTCTTGAATATTCGTGGTAAGTCGGTTGGTGAGACTGTTGATGTATTAATTACTTGTCCAGATGATGGTACAACAAAAGTTCCTGTTAGTATCAATCTAGATGAGATTCTGGTACAAGATCAAGAAGGACATTCAAGAGATATTAAGTTGGATGATATTTTGACCATGAGAATGAAATATCCTTCTATGTCAGAATTCATTAAAAATAACTTTAATAGTGACGAGGGAATTGGTATTAATGAATCATTTGATTTGATTTGTACATGTATTGATCAAGTTTATTCTGAAGAGGAATCTTGGGTCGGAAGTGATTGCTCCAAGAAAGAACTTTCTGAATTTGTGGAGCAGTTAAATTCTAAACAGTTCAAAGAAATTGAAAAGTTCTTTGAAACGATGCCCAAACTTTCTCATAATATTAAAATTAAAAATCCAAATACTGGCATTGAGAGTGAAGTGGTATTGGAAGGACTTCCATCTTTTTTCGTGTAGCACTCTCCCACACGGATTTGGCATCATATTATAGAACAACATTTTCTTTGATTCAGCACCATAAATATAGTTTGACCGAGTTAGAAAATATGATGCCGTGGGAGAGGGAAGTTTATATTACACTATTACAACAATATATTGAAGAAGAAAATCTTAAAAATCAACAATCCTAATGGCAGTTATACCGTCACCACTTTCCAATTCTATTCAAGGTATTAATCAAACTACCGTATCGGGGAATATTTTTGGTGGTGGCAATAAAGTTGATGCACAAACTCAATCTTCAATAAATGCAAATACTTCTGCAGTAGCATCACTACAGAAACAGGTCAATGAATTATCCCAAACTAATGCACAAATTCTTGGCAATCTAACACAAATTGGAAGTTTTCAGGCACAAGTAAATGGTGTCAGACTTCAATTGAATGAAATTAGCGATACATTAGAATCGGTTGCAAAAATAACAAAGAATGAAAGTGTATTGGATCGACAGAAAGATCTTTATGAACAGGAAAAGCAAAAAAGATTAGCAGAAGCGGGAGCACGGGGCGGCCAAGAAAATCTATTAGAAACTAAAATTCAAAGTGCCTTATCAGAACCAGTAAAGCGTATTGGCAATAAGGTATCGTTTGGTTTCAATAACTTAATGAGTTTCTTATGGAAACTTCTTGGTGGATGGTTAACTGTTGAAGGAATTGAGTCTTTAAAGGCACTTCAGGTTGGTGATAAAAAGAAACTGAATGAAATTAAAGATTCCGTAATTAAAACACTCTTAGTTGCTGGGGGAATATTTACCATTATCAATGTTGGTATAGGTAAAGTTATTGGAACTATTACTGGACTTGTTGGAAAAATTGGAAAATTTATAATTGGTGGATTAATTATTAAACCATTTCAAACAGTTGCGACTGCATTGGGAGGTGCTTTATCTGGAAGAACTCCACCACCTCCTAGTCCAGGAAATAAAGGGCCAAAAGTAGGAGGTAGTGGAGTTTTATCTGGAATTGGTAAAATTATTACTGGTGCAAGTTTGGCGATGAATTTCCTTAATGGTGAAAATGTTGATACAGCATTAGCAGCTTTGACTTTTGTTCCTGGTGGTGGAATATTTAAACTTGCCAGAGTAACTGCAGGAGCAGTATTTGCTTTTGATGAAATTGCAGAAGCATTGGGAAAAAATTTCACTGGTGCAGATCCAAAATTATTAAAGCAAAAACAAAAAGAATTAGAAGAAGCAAAGAGTAAAAATGTGAATAAAGTTGAATCATCAGCACTCAAAAAATCTGAACCACCAAAATTAGCAGATGCTAAACCTGCCCCAACAACTCCTATGACTCCCCCTGCAAGCAATTTGCAGATTAATGCTCCAGAAACTCCAAAAGCACCAGATCCTGCAAAGGTAAAGCAGTTTGAACAGGCATGGCAATATAAGGATAATCCTTTGGCAAGAGGAAGAATAGAAGGTGCTTGGAATAAAATGAGTTCTGAAGAAAAACAACAAGCAAAAGATTGGGCAACATCAAAAGGATATGATTGGAAAGAAATGAAATTGCCTGATCCCACAAATCAAATATCACCAGTTCCATCCAAAGAGAATCCAAAATCGGCAGAAACTTCTTCAAAACCTTCTACTACATCATCAACTACTCCAGCAGAAACTTCATCCAAACCTTCCACACCAGAAATAACTCCAGCACAAACAACAAAAATGCAAACTGTTCCATTTAATATTGGACCAGAACCTGAACCAAAACCAAATGTAGTTTATGCTCCTTCCGGATCTTCTGCTCCACAACAACGGCAACCATTAACTATTGGGGCGGCCAGCGATGTTCCCAATATTCCTTCATCTAATCCTGATAATTTCTATACATTATACTCACAAATTCATTATAATGTAGTACTGTAATATGGCAACAACATTTGCACCAATAATTAATATTACTAATGTGTCCAAAGGGATGAAATCCCTCAATTCTGGACTGGAAAATTTAAAGAAGTCTTCTGATACCATAAAAACTGTTACTCTCAATAAAACTCGAATAAAAAGAGAATCTTTTGCCAGAGATAAAGTTCTTTCAAATATGAGAGAGGAAGCAATTCGAAGAAGGGATCAAGAAAATATAATTGAAGCGTCTAGTATTGGCGGTGCAATGAAAAGGACCACATCAATTATTGGTGATAGTACAAAGGGATTTCTTGAGAGAATATTGGATTTTTCCTCCAGTCTTTTGCTTGGTTGGTTACTTTATAATTTGCCAACAATTATGACGGGAATTGAAGATTTGATTATTAGAATTAACTCTCTTTTTGGTGTATTGACTGACTTTATGAAGAATATGCAGGAAACTTTGGTAAATTTTGGAGATCTTCTTTCTGGAGTATATTATGATATTTCTCACTTTGATTTTACTGATGATTCAAAAATAGTCCAGAGTGCGATGGACGATTTGAATGTTAATCTCGAAACAATGCATGATCAATTCCTACAAGGATTTAATATCCTCAATAAACCTCTTGGAGAAGGTCCTGGAGAAGAACCAGTTCCAGAACTGAATACTGATTATACTCAACCTGGTCCTACTACTGATGACGGACAGCAATCTCCAAGTTCTTCCCGTGAAGTGGGAGGAGTTCATAAACAAGCCTTGGACATTATTGCAAAATATGAATCCGAAAGTTCTGGTGGTTATAATGCAATGAATCAAGGTGGAGAAGGTAGTCGTGGAATTTATGGTTCTGGAGATTCTCAAAGTCCACGATTGCTTGGAAAAAAATTAACTGACATGACTGTTAGCGAAATTATGCGGAGGCAGGCAGAAAATAATAGGTATAGTGGTCCAAATAAAGTTGGAATATTTGCGGCCGGAAGATATCAAATTATTCCAGATACCTTAAAGGGAATAGTTAAGTCTGGAGCAATTAAACCTTCGGATAAATTTGACGAAAAAACTCAGGATAAAGCAGGTCTACAATTAATAAAGGAAAGTGGTATTCAACCTTGGGCATTTGATGCTGAAAGTAGATCAAGATTCAGTTCAAAAGAATTAAACATTGTTGAAAAGGCAAGAAAAACGCCAGTATCAATAATACAATCACCACAACCAGCACCACCAAAATCAACTCAACCATCTTCTCCCATTCCTACAGCACAGGTAAAATCAAAACCTATGGTTATAACTTCCGGGTTTGGTTGGAGGTGGGGAGGACAGCATCAAGGAATTGATCTTGTTACTAAAACTGGAAAAGTTGAAGGAACTCCAGTAGTCATTAAAAAAGGAGGAACGATTGTATATGCAAATATAGGTGGAGGTAATATGGGTCAAGTTTTAATTACTCATGATGATGGAACTCAAAGTAGATATCTTCATGTTAACAGTTTCCAAGTTAGAGCAGGTCAAAAAGTTAATGCCGGGCAGACAATTGCAAATCTTGCTGCTATGGGCGCTTCAGGAATTGGAAATGCTACTGGACCACATTTGCATTTTGAATATTATTCATCTACTAGAGCAGGCCCATCAGATCCGGCAGGAGTTTATAAAAATTATGTTTCTCTGGGAGGTGGGGGAGTTCCAACATCTAATCCATTAGATCCTAATCAACAATCTAGAACAGCATCGGCACAAGTAACACCACCAAAACCACCAGGACAAAATGTTCCTTCAGTAGCGCAAGATAAAAAAGGTCCTACAGTTTTGATTGCAGATAATCCCTCATCACCACCAACACCACAACAAGTTCCCTCATCTAATGAATCACAATTGCAAATGATTCCTTTTGAAGATTCGTTAAATAGTCTTATTAAGAATCAAATACTTCTAGAGTTGGCGTATACCTAATGGCAGCAATTAATAAGTCAATTTATGAGGAATTGACACTAGAATCAAATGATCAAAAGAGAACGATTGATATTAGACAAGGTACAGTATCAATTGACTATTATGAAGATATTTTTTCACCAACCATTACTGCCAAGATTCGAGTAATTAATACTGGAGATTCAATTCAAGCACCCGATAAAGAAGGAAATCCTGATGGAGAAAAGCAATCAATTTATAATGGTCTTCCTCTTCGTGGTGGTGAAAGAGTTGCATTAAAGATTAAGGGCAACTCTACTGACAATCCTGGATTAGATTTTGCCACAAATGAAAAGGATTACTTATATGTCTCAAGTATTACTGATATTGTATCAGAGACTCAAAGAGAAACATTTTTATTACACTTAACTTCAAGAGAAGCAATCACGAATGAAACTTCGAGAGTCGGAAAAAAATATGCTACAAGTTCAACAATTGATGCATCAGTAACAGATATTCTTAAAAACTATCTCAAGACTGAAAAAATTGGAACAATCGATAAGACACAAAACAAATATGGATTCATCGGTAATCTAAGAAAACCATTCACAATCTTAGTATGGTTAGCATCAAAAGGAGTTCCCGCAGAAATTTCTGGAGATGCAACGGCAGGATTTGTATTCTACCAAACCAGAGAAGGATTTCAATTTAGATCGATTGATAGTCTAATCTCACAAAAACCAGATCAAATTCCAACATATACTTATACGCAGGTTAATGAATCTGGAAAGACCAGAGACAATGATTTTGCAATTTTAAATTATAAGACAGAGAAGAATCAAAATCTAATTGAAAAATTAAGACTTGGTTCTTATGCGAGTTATCGTATTTTTTATAATCCACTAACATTTGAATTCACCGATCCTCAAAAAGGAACATTCACGACTGATGATTATGTGAGTGGTGTAAAGAATCTTGGACAACAACTTGAACTTCCCAAAATTTCCAATGATTCTAATATTGATCTTGGACACATTCCAACCAGATATTTAACTCAGGTACTCGATATTGGTACGATGGAAAAAGATGTTTCAACTGATGTAAATTCTGATCCATTTAAGTATCAGTCTCAGGCAATTATGAGATACAATATGTTGTTCACACAAACTATGAGCATTGTTGTGGGATCAAATACAAATCTAAAAGCAGGAGATATTATTCAGTGCAACTTTCCCAAAATCTCAAGAGGAGATAAAGAAGAGTATGATAAGGAGCAAAGTGGTCTATATATGATAAAAGAACTGTGTCATCATTTTGATAGTAATGCATCGTATACTTCGATGAAATTGATTAGAGATACTTTCGGAGCACATGGTACAAACGACAAATAATGCAAGAATCCTCATTAAAAACTAATTTTCTAGGAAGAGACGGATTTCGTTGGTGGATTGGACAAATTCCACCAGAGAGTGCTCATGGTGGACAAATTAATGGTGGGGGGTGGGGAAATAGATTTAAAGTTCGCATCATGGGATATCATCCCTATGATCTTACTGAACTTCCAGATGAAGATTTACCTTGGGCGCAATGTTTACTCCCAACAACTTCTGGAACAGGTGCCGGAAATAATGCGACCAGTGTAAAGATTTCTCCTGGTGATGTTGTTTTTGGATTTTTCTTAGATACTGATAATGCACAGACTCCCGTAATTATGGGATGTTTTGGAAGAACTTCACAAGTTCTTACTTCTAATACTCCGGGACCATTTCAACCTTTTACTGGATATACTAATAAAGTTAAAAAACCAAACGGAACACTCAAACCTGATCAGTCAAGTGAGCAAAATGCTCAGTCCCAGAAATCTCCGAGACATGTATCTCCAGAACAAGCACAAAATATTGGAGATGATGAAATCTCATATTATAGTGCAATCGGTGACAAGATTCAACTTGCGAATACTGTCAACAATACTATGGTCAATAAGATTTCTACGGAAGTTAATAATTTGCTGAATAAAGTTAAAGCACCTGCTATTTTTACCAATATCAAAAATGAGATCAATCGTGTAGTTGATAAAGTTCAGGCAATTGCCAATGGATTAGTTGGTAATATGATCAATGGTTTATTTAAGCATCTGACAAAGTTATTAAGCAAAGGTTTAGATTTACTTTATAAATCCGTTTTTGCCAAAGTTTTGGCTGCAACATTAAATCCTGGCGCTGCTCATCTTGCTGGAGTGGCAGCACAAACCGTGATGGTTCAACCAGTTAATATATTACAAAAAGCAATGTCTTGTGTTTCTGGGGCAATTGTGAGTGGGTTAGGTAGTGTAATTAAGAAAATTCTTAATTCGGCAGTAGACAATGTTCAAAATTTTGTAAGTTGTGCTGCCAATCAATTTGCAGGATCACTAATTAATGATATCATTGGAAAAATATCTAGTGGGTTGCAATCTGCCATTGGTGGAGTTCAAACACTTCTTAAATTCTTCTCTTCATTTAGTGTTGATGGATTTTTGAGAGGAGGTATTGATGCGATTAAGGGTCTTGTTGGGATGTTTGATTGTAATCAAAGTACTGGTAAGGCAAATGGTATTGTTGATCAATGGATAATTGGACAAGGACCTTCAAATGTACCAGCACCTGATTTTGGAAAAATTTTGGAAAATGCAAATCTTGCTGGCGCAATATCAACTGGCGCCGATATTATAGGTGGGGTACAAAATGTTATTGGTGGGGTTGCTGGTGCGTTTAGTGCTGTAAATAATATTCCCAATATATCTGGGGGATGTTATACTGGACCACCTACTTCATTTGGTGCTCCTACGGTTACCATTTTTGGTGGTGGAGGATCTGGTGCAACTGCAATTCCATTAATGGGAGCAATTATTGGATCAACTGGAAGTGTCATTGGTGCAAAACTAACTAATGGTGGTTCTGGATATGATTTCCCACCGTTTGTAGAAATAGTTGATAATTGCAATCAAGGTTATGGTGCCGTAGCAAGAGCAACAATTAATGATGCTGGCGAAGTTGATTCAATTTATATTGTTTCTGAAGGTGAAAATTATCCAACTGGGGATGTATATGAAAATACCACAGTAACTAATAATCTAAGTGGTGTTCAAGCAGGATCATTTGTTGCTAGGAATTATATCGTTAATAGTGTTCTAATTCAGAATCCTGGTCAAAATTACAATCAAACTGATACTGCAACTGATCAATTTGGTAATGAGTATTCAATTGAAGTTTTTGAGGGATATATCAATAAAATTGAACCAATAAATATCAGTGGGAATAGTGCTAATATTAATAGTACTATAGTTAATGATCTTCCCGTAATTGTCATTAAATCTGATACTGGATCTGGTGCTTTATTGAGACCCTTACTAGATATAGTACCTGCAGAATTCCAAGGTGAAGTAAAACAAGTAATTGATTGCGTAACATAAAATGGCAGAAAGACCTTTTGATAAACAAAACTGGCAAGGAAGAAGTATAGTTAGTTTTGGTCCAAAATTTAGATTGGACATGAACAATCCTACAATGGGATTAAATGGTACTGATGTCTATAATTTTTATGCAGTTACCGATAATAATGATGTTTGTCTTACTGGATTAACTGAGGGGGGAACTTATCACATTTATAATGATCGTTCAATAGAAATTATTGCTGGACAAAAGAGTGAATCGAATGGTGTGGATATCATAATTACTGGTAGAAATGGTGATATTTGTATAACTGCAGAAAAAAATGGAAGAGTTCGAATTCGTGCTCAAAACATTATGATAGATGCTGATGAAGATGTAGATATTAAAGCAGGAAGAAATATTACATTAGATTCCGGTTCTGGTAGAGTTCTTATT